CGTCCTGTATCTCTTTCTGCATCACTTCCGGATTCCCCCATCCCTCTGACAGGTGGCACAGCGTTATGGTTCTGAGCGAAGCGGTCTTGTTCACTCGGATAATCTCTTTTACAGTAGATAAGCTGCTGTGCCCCCGGATGGAGTGTTCAAATTTAAATGAATCCTGCTCCGGCGATTCGTCAAGATGATTACATTCTATAAGGAAGTGATTTATTCTCATGTTCTTGAATGTGAACGGCAAATATGAGAAGTCTGTCGCATATATCAGTCGTCCACATTCTTCGTGAGATATCAGGTATGCAAAGTTTGGTGTCTTGTCGTGTGGGACGTAGAAAGGCGTTACCCGAAATGAACCTATGTCCTTCGATTTCTTTTCTGGTAAGCCGATCATCAGCTCGCCAGAGGTTGTGTTTACACTCTCAACTGTCTCGTCGTTAGTGTAAATTTGAATGCCTGCGTTCAATATTTCTTTGTACGACTTCTTATGGTCGCCTTAATTAACCATGTTCATGACTTAGTAAGCATCCCGAAACTTCTGATATCCTATAAGAAATTCCTTTCAGAATTTCCGAGTATCTACATCCACAATCCAAAAGTAAAATTTCACCAGATTCGGATTTAAGTGCGTAGCAGTTCCCTGGCTGACTGCCTGTATTTATTATTTTCATGAACATTTCAAACCACCTCACTTTCAAACTTCCACACAAATCCTCCGGCTGTTTTTCTTACTCTCCCCGGTTTATATTCATTTTTATTTGCAACTTGAAGTATATTTCTGGAACATATGCCAGTAATAATTGACGCTGCCATTGCATTTGGAAAAGAAGCTAAATAGTTTCCGTTCGTATCATACATATATATTGTTTTCGGGCGTTCATACTGGTTATAATGAATCATCCCCGTATCTATCTGCGGGAGCATTTTAGCAGTCTCTTTTCTATGTTCTGACGGATGCATTATTTTCAAGTTGGTAACTACGTTGTTCTGCTTATTGCCATCTATATGATGTACGTGGTATCCTTTCGGAATTTCCCCTATGAAATGTTTAGCAACTAATGTATGTATTCTAGTTGTATGACATTTATTTCTTTCGTCATATAGGTTTACCGTAAAATACCATCCGTTTTTATCCTTATTCGACATTATGTGTCCGCTTGAATCTTTTCTAAAACTTTTCAGCTTCCCTGTATTTGAAATTTGGTATAATCCCTCGAAACCATTTACCCATTTCCATTCTTCTTTCATACTTTGTCATCCTTTGGGAATCTAAACACAATGTTTGCCGGTTCAAATTTCATATCTGGACTGCTAACCATGGTTTTGATGATTCCAAAACCTCTTGCAGCCATTTTTATACATTCCTCGTAATCGTCATCACTCATTTCAACGTTTTGTGATAAAAACATTCCTGCATACACTCTATTTAACATTTCCATTGCTTTCTGGCACTTTTCTCGGCTTTCATAAATTGCCATAATATATGGACTTTGCTGTATCCCTCCGGCAAATACCGCCTGTATGTAGTTGTCTGAAACAAGCAACGCTGTCATTTCATACGGAAGATTGATTTTTCCATCCTGCGATATAATCCTCATAGTTTTCGCCTCGCTTCGTAAAATAGTCTTTTATTGACTCGTAGTACGGGCAGTTTTCACACCGCCCGATACAAGCCATATATTTACCAAACTTTCCTGAGTCACACCGATCAAAATTGATACAGTCGAAGTACATCATATGCGATCACATCTCTTCTGGCTTCATAAAATCTGGAATCTCTGTTTCCTGTTTGCCTGCTTCCGGAACCGGTTCTTTCTCGGCAGTCTTTACGACTTCTGCGACTGTTGGCTGTTTTGGCTGTTCTTCGATTGCTACTGGTTCGTCTGGAATAAATTCTTCTGCATTGGCGTTCTGCTCGATTTCTTCCTGTACTTCTCTGTATGTGGCGTCCATCATGTTATATTCGTAAGCCTGCACTGGATTGTCCCATCTTTTAGGAATGGACTTCATAATGTTGTTACGCATTTTACGAATAATCATTGATTCTCTTGACTGTGTTTCGTAATAAGACGGAGAAATATATGGTCTTAATTCCTCACAATCAATGATTGCTTCCAGTTCTCCAATGTCAGCGACCTTTTTCATGATCTCTTTTTTCTTTGCTTCAATTTGAGCTTTCTGCGCATCTGTAGCTTTATATCTGTCTGCACAAATTCCAAACGTTTCGTTCTGGAGATTATTCTTGATGTGCGCTGCAAGATTCTTCAGTACATCTGCTCTTTCACAAGAAAGATATTCAATATGTCCGTCCTTATACTGAATTGGATATACGATACGGACTACCTTACCTACGCCAGATTCCTCCCATTCTGGTGGCGTAATTTCTACACCCCTATGTCTCGGCGGTGTATATTTGTCACCCTCTCTAACTTTCCAGTACGGGAATACTTTAGCTACATTGACGCCGTATCTACTTACAAGAGCATCGTATCCATCACCCTCAACCGCAAATTCGACTTTCTTTTCCCATTGAGGTTTCTGGCCTTTTGCCGCTACATTTACATTTCTAATCTGGAAATAACATTCTCTCGGCTGTGCGTTTGCGTTCAATTTCAATGCAGCCACTTTGCTCAGGATAAATTTAAGATTAGAACCGTTGATTGCTTCAAAACTTACACCGCTCTCATGCACCATCTGGAAAATGGATCCCATTGCCGCTACTACACAATCTTTTGAGTATGAATCAAATTCCATTCCTCTTGAAGTTAAATCTCTTTCCATTAAATCAACATAACGATTTGTGTAATAAGAAAGCTGTGTGTTAAAATTTGCTACCTGTGTGTTTTCTGCCATTTTTATATCTCCTTTTCTTATAATCAAATCTCCGTTACTGTCATATCTCCCTCAGCAACTTTCAAGAATATCAACTGCGCATCTGCCTTAATGCCTGCCAGACTGCTGTTGTCCAGTTCTGCTGCACAGTCTACGAATATCGGATAACTCACGTCGTAAAACTTCTGCAAACCGTCCATGATGGCAATTTTGCCTTTCATCATCAGGGCTGTATTGGCGTTCCCGATCAGTTTCTTCAAGTTGTCGTCCTTGTCCTTCACGTACCAGATACACGCATCTACTACTTCGCCATTCTTCTGCGTATCGAATAGTTTTACCTTAACCCCGTCAAAATACTGGTTTACCGCATCTTCAAGGGCTGTATTCTTCGCCATGCTCAGGGATTTTAACTCGTCCAGAATCATCTGTGCATCAGCTTTCTTCTGGGAATATTCCTTCCTGCTGGCTTCCAACTTCCCAATCTGTTCGTCAATTCGGGCGTTGTTGTTGGATTCTCCGATTTTCTGATTGACTGCTGCCAATTCCTGTTTTTTATCGGATAACTGTTCTGAAAGCTGTTTCTTCGCTTCTTCTCCATCGTCCAGAGAATTAAGTTCCTGCATTTTCTCTTTGATTGATGCAAGAATCTGCTGATATTCGGCGTTCCCTGATAAGTCTGGTTCTTTCGGTATAACTTCCATATTCTTATTTTCTGCATCAAGAGAAGTTTTGATCTGCTCTAATTCATCTGTCAGTTTGGAAATCTCAGATGTGAGAGTTTCTTCCTGCTTATGCGCTTCTCTCATATCGGCAGACGCTTTGTTTCCAACCTGAATAACTTCATCAAGTTTGCGTTTCTTGTCCTGTTCCCATTCTTCCTTAGCTTTTAACTGCTGATTGATTCTTTCCTGCTTTTTCTGTTCAAATCTGCTCTTTAACTGCTCAATCTGCTCTGACGGAAGATTCTGACCGCAAGTCGGGCAAATGGTATCCGCGTCCTTGAATGTCTCAGATTCAATGTTGTCCAGAGTTGTGTTGTCCCATTCCGTATCTTTGATTTTTGGATATTGCGTTCTGGCGTTCTGTAATTTTTCAAAAAATTCTTTCTTCTGTGATCTCAGGTTCTCCAATGCGGAAGTCTTTCTGTTCAACTCTGATGTTTTGATATTCCTGTCTAATTCAAGAGTGCTAACTTTATTGCAAACCGATGTTTTCTGCTCTAACAAGTCCGCTTTAGCCTTTGAGTCTATCTCTAACAGTTTGGTTCTTAACCCTTCCAGTTCTGCTTTAATCTCTCCGGCTTTCTCGTTGCCTGCCTGCGCAATCTGCGTTTCGAGGTCTGAAATCTGTTCCTGCAAGGCATTTTTCTGCAATTCCAGTTCGGCAGTATCAGCATCGACTTTTGACTGCTCCATACCTATGATCTGGTTTGGAATGGCTTTCAACTGTTCCTCTGCCTTTTTCAGTGTTGCGCTGTTCATGGCTTTGATTTCATCTGCCTTGTAGGTTTCCAGAAGCGGTACCAACTCGGCACAGTCTGTAACTGTCTTGGCAATCTCTAAATCTGATTTCCCGGCACCATCTGACATGGAGAACAGAATTTTTCTGGCATCTGCATCTTTCAACTCTGTGAAGATTTCCATGTGAGACAGCATCAAGAAATTATCAAAATCAAATCCTCGTTCTTTCAAATCGGCTTTAAAATCTCTTTCGGCTTTCGGAACGCCGTTGATTTCGTACTTGTTTGATAATGCAACCTTGCCCGGTTTCCCGTCCTTTGGCTTGCTTTCTGTGCGCTTCTGGAACTTTGCTACACTTACTGGTTTCCCATCAATCGCAATATCAATGTCAACTCTTGGCAGACATTCTCTACCATCATCTGGTCTGATATCTGGGTTACTCTTTAAACTGTAATCCTTGTCACAGAACACCCACATAAAGGCGTCTGCCAGTGTGGTTTTCCCGCATCCGTTCTTCCCGGAAACAACTGTTCTGTGACCGAACTCTATTCTTTTCTCCTGCTGACCTTTAAAGTCGGTCAATCTAATTTCTCTTACTTCGATTTTCTTCATATTACAAAATCTCCAATCTTTTTACTGATATCTCCAACACTGTTACCCATGATTGACTCTGATCAGACCACAGTTCTCGACTTTGGAATCTTCCACGGAGTTTGATTTTTGCTCCCTTTTTCAGATTTTCTACGACATCTGCGTTTTCCTCCCAGCACAAACAACTGATGGCATCTGATCTGGTATATCCGGCTTTCTTCTTTCTGTTTACTGCCAGAAGTATTCTTGCCAGCTTCCTGTCGTTGTTTGTACCAATCATCTTTATTGTTGGTTTTTTAATCAGATATCCAGTCAGGTAAACTTCGTTTGCATCGTGTTCTTCCAGTCTTTCAAGATACTGAATGTTCATTGCTCTTACATACGCCGTAAGGCTTTTCCTGCCATCTTCCCGGACTGTACGGCTTCGCATTTCACCATATACACTAGCAATCAGCTCTGTTTCTCTGGAAATCATGTATTCTGGTGCAATAATTGGAAGAATGTCATAAGATGCATTCTTTCTGAATATTGTCATTCTTCCCTCGTACATCTTGGTTCCGCTGTATTCTTCATGTGAGAACACGAACCCTGCCGGAATGTCACCAGATAAAAGTACCTGGTTTTCATCACGAATTTTCATTTCCTAAATCACCTTCTTCATTCAACAGCAATAATGTCTCCACAAGAACTGCTGCCTGCTTTAAAACAATGTTACTGAGTTTCTTGTTTCTTGCTTCGAGTTTTGCGTTTTCCGCTTCCAGATCACAAATAATCTCGCTTGCAAGTGGTTTCTGTTCGTTGGATGTGTGTGTTTTAGACATAAAAATGCCCTCCTAATTATTTATTTGATAAATACAGGAAGGTGTGTTATACTTGTCCTGTATTTAACTTAGCCAAATTAAGTTAGATACGTGGCTCTGCGTGGTATGGTGGTACCCGCAGGGCTTTCTTACTCTTTATCTGCTTCTACAAATTCGCCATTAATGAGTTTATAGAATGTATCTGGCTTAATCTTTTCACCGTCAACTTTTGCACTTTTTACATCTACGATGTGGTATTCGTC